TAAGATGTTCTTAGATCCGGCAGGCCCAGTTACTATTCAACGATTCGAAGAAGTAAAGTATAACAAGATCGCTGACTTTGAAAAAACAGCACGTGGCTTTTTCTGGGTTCCAGAAGAGATTAGTCTAGCCAAAGATGCAAATGATTTTAAGGAAGCATCGGATGCAGTTAAACATATCTTCACTAGTAACCTGCTCCGCCAAACTGCTCTTGACAGTCTGCAAGGTCGCGGCCCAAGTCAAATCTTTACTCCGGTCGTAAGCCTACCAGAACTAGAAGCGTTAGTTTACAACTGGACATTCTTTGAAACTAACATTCATAGTCGCAGTTACAGCCATATCATCCGCAACATCTATAATGTGCCTAAGGATGTGTTCAACACTATCCACGATACAAAACAGATTGTAGATATGGCCTCAAGCGTTGGTGCATACTATGACAAGTTACACCAGATTAACTGTGTTGTAGAATGCAACGGCGATGTTAAAGAAGAAGACCATGTCCGTGCTATCTATCTAGCACTACATGCCAGTTACGCTCTCGAAGCATTCCGCTTTATGGTTAGCTTTGCTACATCATTGGCCATGGTAGAGAACAAGATCTTTATCGGTAATGGCAACATCATCAGCCTAATCCTACAAGACGAACTACTACACAAAGGTTGGACAGCCTTCTTGATCAATCAAGTAGTCAAAGAAGATCCTCGATTTGCCAAAGCAGCACAAGAATGTCACGACGAGGTTATTCAAATCTACAAAGATGTCATTGATGAAGAAAAGGCCTGGGCAGACTATCTGTTTATGAAGGGTCCTGTTATTGGACTTAATGCTAATATTCTAAAAGATTTCGTAGATTATACTGCTGTCGGTGCTCTAAAAGATATTGGAATCAAATATTGGAATCCTGCTCCAAAGTCAACTCCGATTCCTTGGTTTAACAAGCATAGTGATACTAGCAAGAAGCAGACAGCTCTACAGGAAAACGAAAGCACAAACTACGTGATCGGAGTTATGTCAGATAAACTAGATTACGATAGTTTACCAGCTATATAATAATATGTATAAAGCACAGTTTAAAAGACACTCACCATACGAAAGTTGGACCACGATCGGACATTATGGCACTGAACAAGCAGCCGTAAGCTCTGCTCTATCTTATAAGAACAAGGGCATGTTGTTGGTGCGTGTTATTGATAAAAATAATCACGTAATATATTCAAGTTGAAAGGAAAACTTATGCGAGCGATTGTATGGAGCAAGAATGGGTGTCCTTATTGCGATCAGGCCAAGAATCTATTGAACGCTAAGGGCATTGAATACGAAGAAAGAAACATTCAAAAAGATTGGACGAAAGAACAACTTTTAGAAGCAGTACCAGGAGCGAGAACTCTACCACAGATATTTTTAGAAAACGAATATGTAGGTGGGTTCACAGAACTAAGGAATAAACTAACAAATGCTCATTGATAAAGGTGTCATCGAAGGAGAGGTAGTAACTATCAAACTTACTTCTGGCGAAGAAGTTATAGGTAAGTTGGTCGAGATCGGCCCTCTCTATTACAAGATCTCAAAACCTATGGTATTAAGTGCCACTAACAAAGGCATCGGTATGGTTCCATATCTTTTTACCGTAGATCCAGACAAGGCTGTAAGGATTTCTACAGCTACAGTGGTAGTGATGGAAGCTACTCTAAAAGAGTTTGCCAACGCCTACACAGAACAAACCACAGGAATTAAGTTAGCCTAATGACCGAACCAACCATCAGCCCTAGCCCGCAACCGGGCATTACACAAAATCCTGCAGGAGTACCAGCTCACGGACATCCCTATACGGCTATCACAGGGTTACGATTTGGGCCTAATGGTCGTGTTGAACCAGTATATGATAGTGCTGATGTTATAGCTAACAATCAAGTTATTGCTCTTTATAATGCTGCTACAGCCAAAGGAAGTTTTACAAGAAACGCAGTCGGTCCTGTAACTGTTTCTATCGCTGTACAACAAGTAGAAGGTAGCACAGAAAACACAGAAGGTAAAGCCGAAGCTGATAGATTCCTTGCTGAAGGTCGTATTACCAAAGAAGAGCATACACAAATAACAACCACTCCGGCACCTGCAGGTCCTGGAGTTTCTGCACCGCCAAGCATTCCTACCGGAACTACTAATGGTGCTAATGTCTTTGGTCCTGATGCCAAGTTCACCTATGATACTGTACTAACATCTAAGGGAACTACACTAGGTCAAATGATCAAGAATGTAACCTTTCCTAGGACTATCGAACAACTATCAAATGGTTATCCAGGTATGAAACCTCATACTATAGTTAACAATCTAGCAGCGTTCGCGGTCAATATCTACGAGCCTGTCAAGGCACAGTTCCCTAAAGCGTTCCTGACCAATACATTTAGAGATGGTGCTAAGATCGGTGGAGGTCAGCACGGTACTGGTCAAGCAGGAGACTTTCAGTTCAGAGGTCTGCACAGCAGTGGATATTTCGATGTAGCTGTTTGGTTTAGTAAAAATCTTCCATTCGATCAACTATTGCTCGAATACCTTCCAGGTAAGACTGTTTGGATACATTGCAGTTATGCGATCGAAGGTTTACCACATGGTGGTATCAGTGTAGGCAAGAGCAAAGGAAAAGCCAGCCAACTTGCAACACTAAATGGAGCAGCCGGCGGCAAGTTCACTCCTGGACTACACGCAGATATCATTGAAAAAGCTGGCATAAACAGGGTAGTAGCAGGATGATCAAAAAGATACTTTGGAATGCATTAGGTTTCGCCAGCCTAGGAATGGCCTATATTGGATTTGTTACACCGGGCATTCCATTTAGTATCTTCTTAGTATTTTCAGCTTACTGTTTCGCCAAAGTCAACCCAAAGATGCATGCCTGGCTGTATAATCACAAATGGTTTGGTCCCTTCTTGACAAACTGGGGAGAAAAGCGTATATTTCCTAAAAGCGGTAAGATATTAATGGTCGTGGTCATGGAGTCTTCTTTGATCATAATGTGGTTTACCACCCAGAATGTCAAAGCCGTTGTGGCAACAGGCATCACTATGTTGTTAGTGGCTATTTGGGCTTGGAGATATCCAGCTAACAAAGAAGAATGGCAACGTCGTAAAGATGCCGGTGAAAAGATTGGATGGTTTAAATGATTATTGATTTTGCTAACAAGATTGGACGTTGGCATGGACAGTTCTTCCTCTGGTTGAGCAAAAAGGCTGAAAGTCATCCCTTATGGGCACTGGCTCTAACTTTTTGGGCTCTCTACGAGATTTTCGAGCATATCGCTCTCCCCACTATCGCTATCCTTTGGGGTACTGGTAGTATCGAAATAAAGTAAAGCATGGATATGAATACAATGGCTGTCTTCTTAGGAGGCAGCATACTTTTTACCCTCGGAATCGTGGTAATCATTGTTGGCATTGTAGTAGTCAACAACATACTGCACAAACATTGGAAACCAGTAAAGATCTTCCACCCTGACAGTTGGAAAGGTTTCCTTCCTCCAGAACCAGCCAATGAAAAGGACAAGAAAGATGTCGCAGACGATTTGGGAATCAAAACTCGATAATATCTATCAATGCGAAGTTACTCGCACAGATGAATATCGAGGCGTTCTAAAAGTAACTAACACAGAAAACGATTTCGTTTTGTTAGAACAAGAAGTCGGATTGAGTTATGATGCTCGATTCGGTCCCGATATGGCAGACGTTGCTGAATGGCAACATCTTATTATACAGGCTGTGGACAATCAATGAAAATCGAAACTGCTGAAATCGTACACATCTATCCAACCGAAGTTTGGTTTGAGAAAGACTTCTTTGGTACTATCCATATCAAGATGCAGCATATGGCTCCGGACACAAAGCCATTTACTTTTATACAACTGCATTATGATTATGCTTATACTAGCAACAGTCATCAGAGAGATATGGCCAAACAGATTGGCAAGCTGTTAGGACAGGATGATATACAGGAACGAACATATGTTATGCCTGATATTATGCCTGCTATCGAAGACGATGAAACTGCCTGTTACTGTTTCAACTGCAACAAAGACAAGAAAACATTCTCAGGCATTCCATTCGTTGCCACTGTGATGATCGTATGTCCAACCTGCGGCAACAAACGTTGCCCACACGCAACTGATCATAATCTAGAATGTACAGGCTCTAATGAGCCAGGACAACCAGGAAGTAGGTATTAAAATTCATAAGACCAAAGAAGAAGCAGAAGCTTTCATCCGCAAGATCATGGGGCCTCCAAAGCGTAGGCTAGAAGGTGTCGAGCATGATCGCGTTTGGTTGCTACTACAGTTAACAGAGCCAGTTAGAGAGACTAACAATCAACACAGCTGGTGTGCTGAATATAGCATTGGTGGAATAATGTATGACGTACACTATTTCCCAAACGAAGATCCGTTTATAGAACAGTATCTATAAATAGATGCGTGGGAAGGTCCCACAACCAACACTCTTTAAATGATAGGTACTTAGAGTGTGTACCGTAAAAGGAGAAAACATGATGTATGAATCAAAGCTCGCCGCGGCTATCAAAGTAAACGGCAAAGTCCTACGTGAGTTCGGGGACACAGTCTATATTCCATTTGGCAGTGAATATAGCATCCTAGTAAAAAATCTCAATACAAAACGAGCAGTAGCTAATATCTTCATAGATGGCGACGATGCCGTTCCTGGCGGATTGGTCATAGACCCGGGTCGAGAAGTCGATCTTGAGCGTTGGATTAAGAACGGCAATCTTCGCGAAGGCAATCGTTTCAAGTTCATCGAACGCACAGGCAATATCGAAAAGAATCGAGGAGTCAAACTAGAAGACGGCCTCGTTCGAATCGAGTTCCAGTTCGAGCAAATGGCTCCTATCACTTGGGCCACACCTAGCATCTACCAAAACAGTGTGTTGCGTGGCACTACTGGTGATAACACTATCTGGCCTATGGGGTCTACTACCTGTTCAGTTAGCTACGATGCTTATTCAGTGAACAGCAGCCATGCAGTTCTTAATGATGTTGGTATCACTGTTCCCGGTAGTCACAGCGATCAATCGTTCGTTTCTACGACTGTTGGTATTTTGGAAACCGTAAAACACAGTATGGTATTCCATCTGCTAGGCGGAGAAGCAGTCAAGGAAGCTGTCACGGTTAAACACAAACCAAAGTGTGTAACCTGCGGCAAGCAGAATCGAGCAACTGCTAAGTTTTGCGCCGAATGTGGTACTGCTTTGGAGATATTCGCGTAAATACACTACAGGAGGGACTGGCTATGAAACAGAAAAAACTGCTTCAGAAACTGTATCAGGCTTGTCTTTCACACGATGAAGAAGCGATTTCCAAACTCCGTAAAAAAGAGTTTGC